TCCGCTTGGCGACCTTCCGGCGACCGGCGGCGGGAGCCTTTTTCCGGTTCGCCGTGGCCCTGGTCGAGAGCGTCTCGCGGAGGGCGGTCGCCGAACTCTTCAAAACGAGCCACGCCTTGCCGTTGACCCGCCAGCCGTCCACTCGACCGCCGCTTGTGCGGTCGCTCGTGATCTTGCCAGAGGCGTCTCGGGGCAGGGAGTGGTCGAGGATTCGACGTAGGTACTGCGGCGTGCAGCCAGCGATTTCCGCCGCCTTTTCCACGGGAACCCAGTCATCCTGCACAGCCATCGCGATCATGCCTGCATCGTAGTTTCGGTAACGCAACGGGTCAAACCGCTTCGTCGCCTTGACCTTAGGACCGAAACCCACCTAAGTTTCAAGTCCTACGGGCGATCTTTTGAGCGGAGGGCATGGGCAACATGACCCGCGCGAGTGGGATTCGTACGTTCAGGTGATCGCCCGTATACTAGTCCCATCTAGATACGGAGGCGGCCATGAATCTGCGTGAACTGCTGTCGGTGTACTCAGCGCGGCACGGGCTCAAAGCCCGCACTGTGACCCTCTTCTCCGCGACGATCGACCGGTTCGAGTCGCACCTACAGCGACCGGCGACGATCGACGACTTCGACGATCTGACCCTCGCCCGGGTCCCCAAGTGGCGAGCCGAGGATCGGCACTGGCGAGGGCGAACCCCACGACCAGCGACTGTGAAAAAAGACCTCGCCCACCTGTCCGCTCTCTGGACGCACGCAGCGAAGAAGCGGATGACGCGATCCGACGGCGTTTTGATCGAGCACCCTGACCTCCCGCGAGGTCTCGTAAAGGTGTCGCTGCGCCCACCGAAAGGCTACCGCCTGGAGGAGATCGACGCCCTTGTCAAAGCCGCGAAGGGCAGGCGAGGCGACATCGGCCCGGTCCCGGCGTGGTGGTTTTGGACGACCATCCTGCAAGCCGCATGGCAGACTGCCGAGCGGATCGGCGGGCTACTTGCCCTGCGGTGGCGAGACGTGGATCTCGACGAGCGGCGGTTGACGTTTGACGGCGCGACCAGGAAGGGCGGCGTGAAGACGATCGTGCGGTCCATCACGCCCGAGCTCGCCAGACTGCTCGAAAAGCATCGGCGCGGAGACGGCGATCTCGTCTGGCCATGGACCGAGCACCGCGTCCTCGGATCACTGTGGATCTCCCTGCGAGTCCTCGGGCAGCGGGCTGGCGTCAACGTCCACGGGTTCCATGCGATCCGCAAGGCGGCAGGCTCCTACGTCGCTGCGGCTGGCGGGGACGCCACCGAGTACCTGTCGCACTCGGACCCGTCCACGACGCGGCAGCACTACCTCGACGCCGGGATCGTCGGTGGTGCCGACCCGCTCGACCTCCTCCCCAAACTCCCCAGCGAGCGACGTGCGGGCAAGCCAGCCCCGCTCCCAGCCCCGGAGCCTACCTCGCCTGCACGGGCGTCCAGCGGCCCCGTAGAGGCCGGTGCGGCAGTCGGGCGGTCGATGGCGGCCCGTGGGCTCGCCTGCCCGCCACGGGCTCAGCACGACGCACTGGCGGCGGCTGCGGGGATCGAGCCGGAAGACGTGTCGGCGTTCTCGCGGGGGCTGCTCGACGGGTGGATCGCGGGGCAGGGGGACGCGGCCTGACAGACCGGGGGCGGCGCGAGCGGAGGAGGACTCGCGCCGCCGCGCCCGGCCGCCATGGTCAGTCGTGTGGGTGCTTCCACCAGTCGTCGCTCGCGTCCTCGGCGAGCCGATCGACGATTTGCTGCAACGACGCGACGATCGACGTGAAGTTCTTGTTGCAGTGCTCGGCGTTGGCGTTCGCCGACTCGACGACCGTCCGCAGCGCCTCGGCCATCGCACGCTGGTTCGACGCCATCACGGCGACGACCGACGCCAGTTGATCGACGCGCTGGCGTAGGTCGGAGCCGAACATCACGCGTCCTCGCTCTGGAGCACGGCGATGATCGCGAGGAGGCGGTTGCGCTCTGTCAGGAGTCGCTCGATGTCCTGGCCCAGCGACCGCTGCTGACGCGACGCGCTCGCCATCGCACGCTCGGCGCGGTCCATCATCCGAGCCACGTCGTCCTCGGTCAGTGCGTCACGGCGTGGCATCGCGATCCTCGCGGTGGAGGAGCAGGGCGAGCAATGCGTAGGACGCGAGGTCGAAGAGGTTGTCCTCGAGCGACTCGTTCTCCAGCCGCCCGGTGGCGTTGTACGCGGCGAGCCTCGTGACCTTGTCGGAGAGCCTGACCATCGCGCCCTTCCACGACGGGATGCCGACGAACTTCGCCCCGTTGCGAATGTTCGCGAGCGGGTCTTCGCCGCTCGGGCACCCGTAGTCTCTCGACTTTCGGCGGTGCATCTCCTTGAGCGAGTCGCACAAGTCGAAGAACGCCTGCGACGTGGGGTGCGTCTCGCGTGCGACCCGCGCGGGCCGTGCCTCCTCGACGAGCCGGGCGAACCCTTTGACTGCCTCGACCCGCGTCGCGTATTCGGGCGGCGTCCACTCCGCGTACGTTTCCGAAACCTCGGTACTTGCGCACGACGACCGAGGCTTTGTGCCTTCGCAGCACGCGTCGCCGAGCACCCTCGTCGCCGCCTCCAGTGCAGGCGGGCATCCCTCCAGGCTCGCCGCCATCGGTGAGCGTCCCGCGAGGCGTGACTCGACGGCGTTGCGGAGGGCGGCGTTGGCGGATTCGAGCGTTGCTTCTGTCACGTCTTTCCTCTCAGGTCTCGGTCGCAGAACACTGGATAGGCTCGCGTCACCTCGCGGCGATGGTGATCGACCACGAACGCCGCTTGGCACGGTGGCTCATAGGACGCCTTGATTCGCACAGAGTAGGCGCTCGGTCCAATCACGCTTCCGTTCGTGACGTACCGGCCCGAGCGGCTCCACGAGAACTGGTGCCAGTGCCCGAGGCACGTGAGGTCCGCACGTCGCGTCGAGTCCCACGCGGCGATCGCCTTGTTGAGCGGCACGTGGATGCCGCCGATGCCGCCCTGGTACCTGACTGCGTGGCCGTGCATGAACCGGATCGCGAACCCGTCGAGATCGACGTAGTTGAGATGACCTTCACCCACTCGCCACGCGACGTTCTTTCTCGACTCCGCAGCCGCCATCGTCACGTACAGGTGGTGTTCGTAGGACGTGTCCGCTTCGTTCGTGCGGAGCTTCTCGGTCGTGCGACCGTGGTTCCCGCACGACGTGACGACGAGCACCTCGCTGGCCGTGTCGCTGACGGCGTCGATGAATCCACGCAGTCGCTCACCGATCCACCGCAGCGCCGCGAGCGGGTGCAGCGAGTTCTCCTCCGCAAGCTCGGGATGGATCATCCCACTTATTAGGTCACCTCCGAGCCATACGACGACACGGTCAATCTTGCACAGTTGCCGCTCGTGTTCGAGCAGAGCGAAGAATCGCTCCGAGAGTTCGGAGAGCCGGGCGTCGCACACGTCGAGGTCGAAAGCATTGAGCCCGTTGACCTGCTCGCTCCGCACGGTCTCTTCGCAGTGGATGTCAGAGAGCAGCACGACCATTGTCGCCGTGTGCCGCTTGCTCTTCGTCGGCTTCGACGGCGTCCGCTTCGCCTCGATACCCTTGAGCCCCACGAACGCATCGGCACGCTCCCGCTCGCGGTCGATCTGAGCGAGTGCGGATCGATATCGCCCCTTCAGAGCCGCAACCTCGGCACGCAGCCGCGCGACCTCGGCGTCGGCTGCGAGTTGCTCGGCCGTCGCGGCGGCAGTGATGACGCTGTCGGTCAGTGAGTCTTTCGCGTTGCGTTGAGCCAATGCTCCACCCCCTGGACGCCGCTGACATGAAGCCCACGCTCACGACACGTCTCGATGATTGCCCGTGCGAGCGCCCGCTTCTGTATGGCGATCTCTCCGTTTGCCCACCTCGCACGCAGCGCCTCCAACTCCGCGAGCACGTCGGCAGGCAGGTCGCAGTGCCAAGCGTTGAAGCCAGGTCTGTAGTTCTTCACCCGCGAGACGATCTCGTCGGCGATCGACGCAGGCTTCCTCTTACTCGCCACGCGGCACCTCCCGGTAACGCAGGATCTGCCAGAGCACACGACGCTGCACGCGGGCGAGCTCGGTCACCGTCTCCTCTGAGATCGTGGAGCCGAGCACCGCATGGGCGATCTCGTGGAGGACGGTTTCGAGACGCTGCCCGCCGGTCAAACGCTCATCGACCAACATCTTCGGCGGGCGTTCGTCATAGCACGTCCACCCGTCGGCGCGACCCTTCAGGCGCGTGAAACGCAGCAGCCATCGCTGGCCCGCGATCGTGATGTCGTGATCGTCTGCCACGGCACCCGTCCTCCTGCGTGCATGGTGGATAGTTTGTCAATTCGCAACGGCACGCCGGGCGTTGCGAATCGCACGACGCACGAGCACGCGACCGGCGATGTCGAGAAAGGGAAGGCCGCGTTTTTCTGCTTCCTCGCGGAGCCAGCCGACGATGGTGTCGAGATTCGACTCGCACCATTCCGAGCCTTGGCGGTCCATCTCCGCAGCGCGAGCGTTGCATGAGCAGTTCGGCGTGGCGGTGATGCCGACCGTGGCGAGAAGTTTTTTCAGTTCGGTGCCTGGGCCATGCGGCTCAGTCGTGTTCGTTCGCGTCGCGCCAGGCGAATACTTGGCAACCAGCGCGGCGAAGACATCGTCTTCAAACTCGACAAATCCATCGGCCCTCACTTGCCCCTTTGACAGCACGTCTTGCGCGTAGCCCTCCGGGCGCTCACTCGCGGTCGCTTCAATCCCCGCAACGGACAGCACAATCATGGAGGGCACGAGATGGTCAGGGTGGGGGTTTCGAGCGTGATGTCTGACGGGCACGCCGGGACTGCGTTTGTGCTGCCCACGGGACAAAACTTAGGAGTGTCAGTGAAAAGTCGATTGTCGTTTGTTACTGCGGTCCATGACTGATTGCACGGCAGGCACCTGTCGAACCTTGGTACTCCGTCATACAGCGCTGTGATTCCCGCGTTGCCCTCCCACACGACACTGGCCGACACGCTCGCTCCGTCGGTAGATACAAGATAAAACCACTTCTTTTGCGGAGTCTGAGGCTGGCCGCCAGCATCCAGCGTGTTGCGTTTTGTCATCACGAAAAGGCGCAGGTGATACTTCACGGCTGGTCCGCTCGTGTCGTTTCTGGAGTCGCACCCAAGAGGAGACACGAGCCCGATGTTGCTTCCCGGCCCAGCAATGTCGCCAGAAATAGTTCCTGTTTCAGGCAGCGCAGCCGGGCAGTCAGAAACCCTCCGAAAGCTCGCGTACCTTCCGTAAAATGCAGGCGAGAAGCATGATGCGCCGAGTCCGTAGACGCCGGGCTGGTCAATCAAGTCTTGAGCCGTAACCAGCGTTGCTGCGCTGTTGCACGACTGAACTAGCGTCAGACCTCCTATCGAGACCGTGAACGTGCAGTCCTTTGTCGCGGGGTTGGTGCACAGGCACAAGTCTGTCGTGCAACAAGGACAACTCATCTCACGCTCCGAAACGGACGAACACGGACGTGAATGTCGATTGCGCGATCGTTACGGCCGCAGTCGTGTTCGTCCGCGTGACCGTGATCTGGCAGTTGCTCGTGTTGAGCACAGCAGCCACGACGACGTTCGACACCACGGTCTGCGTCGTGATGCCGCCAGAGAACACAGCCGTCGCCGTCTGAAACGGCACGTCGATCAAGTGCCACGCGGTGCCGTCCTTCGCGATCGCGCAGTCTGTTGCGTTCGTGCTGGCAGGGTACGGAAAGAACAGATTCACCACGCTCGCGGTATTCGGCGTGCTCGTCTGGTACTTGAACGTGACGGTCTTCGTCGCGCTGATCGCCCACGCGCCGCTGAACGTCGCAATGCGGAATGTCTTGCGCTGCTGGGGCGGCGGCACCGTGTCGAACCGCAGCGAGCTCTCTGTGCGATCGCCGATCTCGACGCGACGCACGGCGTTCGCGATCCGCTCGGCAGACGAGCGATCGAAGATTACCGGGTCGGCCATAGGTCACGCTGGCGGTGAGCCGAAGTACGAATTGAAATCCACCTCGCGATGGACCCGACGCGTCAGGATCGCGGGAGCGCCGAGCGTCTGCGCGCCGCTGCCGTCGAGTCCGACCGGACCGGGCGAGGCGACCCACTCCGCATTCTGGAAGTCGAACACCATTGCGCGGCGCTTCTGCCCGCCAGCGAGGAAATTGAACCCCACGTCGGGCAGTTGCAGCGGCCACCCCGTCTGGCGAAACAGGAGCTCGACCTTCACAGCCCAGAAGCGATGCAGCGTGCCGCCGTACTCTTCAAACCGGAGCTCGCCCGAGATGCCCTGGCACTTCCAGCAATGCGTGGCACCGCCAATCCACGTCGTCGAGTTGATCGTGTTTGTCAGCCCGATCGCCCACGATGACGGGAACGTGGCGAGGTTCTGCGAGATGACGACCTTGCACTGAGCCTCGTCGGTCGTGAGCCCCTCGAAGTAGTCGTACGCCGAGTTAGTGAGCGGGCGCTGATCGCCGTTGCCGCTGCCGTGGTAGTAGAAGAGTGCCGGAACCGTCGCGCCCTGCGTCGTGAACGTCCACAGCGCCGGGCGGCTCGTCGGTGCCGCGAGTTGATCGAGCCCGCCGCTCGGGAATCCGTACTTCGCCGTGACGAGCGAGTGGTACTGCGAGCCTTCGTAGTTCTCCTCGTACTCGATCTCGACGCACCGCACGTCGGCGTACTCGGGATGAGCGGTGCCGATGTCGAGCGACAGTGCGGCCGCGACTTGGTTCGCCGTCGTCGCCTGTCCAGACGCGTCGTGCGTGATGACGAACTGCCGCGTGAGGTCGCGGGCCTCGCCGAGGCGGAACTTGTTCGATCGCGGTAGCTCGCGATGATGTGCGACGCCCATTAGCCGACTCCTCCACCGATCTGGACGACGGGACCGGCGAACTGTGCCGAGATAGCCACGAGCGTGTCACGTAGTTCCGTCAGCCGCCGTGTCTGGAGGCGAGCCTCGATGAGCGCCGGGTCTTGCTGGTTGGCGGCGAGGTTCAAAAACAACGCAGCGCCCTCGGCGGTGCGGATGTCGTTGCCTTGGATCACACCCGAGCCGAGCGTGTTGAGCTCACGGATGCGGGCGACCTGCCGCTGGTTCTCTGCCTCGACAGCCTTCGCCTGCTCTTCGAGGTATTTCTGTTGGGCCTGCTGGGCCTGCTGTTGCTGCTGTTCGAGTTGCTTCAGGTACTGCTCTCGCTGCTGCCCGAGTTGCTGTTCCAACTGACGGCGACCGCTCGCGATGTCCCGCTCTTGTGCGGCGACTTGGTCGAGTTGTCCGAGGCGGGCGATGCCAGCATTCACCGCTCCCTGCTCGCCAGCGGCACGAGCCGCCTGCACCTCTGCTTGGACGCGACCGATCTCACGCTCCAGTGCCGCGAGGTTCTGTGCAGCCTGTAGCCGCTGCTGATCGCCGCCGAATCGGGCGAGGAGGAACCGCTGATCGACGAGTTCGTTCACCTTCGCCCGCTCGTCCGCGACCGCCTTGACGTTCGCGAGCTCCTGCTCGAAGAGTTGCTGCTGTCGGGCGACCTCGGCCTCGAACGCTGCTCGGTTGAGGATGCCGTCACGGGCCTGCTCTTGGGCGGCTGCGATGCCTTCCTGCAATCGCACGGAGGCGTCAAAGCCAGCCTGCCCGAACTGCCGCGCCTGTCCAGAAAGGCGATTGAAGTTTTCGCCAACGGCGGCAAACGCCTTCTCGAAGCCGCCCTCAAACCCCTGGGCGGCGGCTTGCAGTTGATTCTCTAGCTCGCCTTGCTTCTGCGTAAGCTCTTCGATGCGTCGCTGCGCATTGATTGCAGACGCACCATCAAGCTCGGTGACCGCGCGAGCAAACTCTTCTTGAACACGCGCAATCTCGCGGTCGATAGCCGTTATGCCGTCTGTGATTTTCTGCGAAGCGTCGCTGACTTGGAACAGGGACTCAATGATCTTTTGATCGTTCTGGATTTGCTGCTGCTGAGCGCGGTTGCGCTCTTGGACGGCGCTGACCTGTTTTTCGTATTCCTGTCGAGCCTTTGCCGCTTCTCGTGCCACGACCTCTTCATTGATGACGCCGTTTTCAAACTGTTTTTGCAGCCGCTCAATCGCGTGTTGGAACTCTAGCGCAGCATCAAAGCCAGCCTGACCAAATCGCGCAGAATCGTCGATCACATCGCTCAACTGCTTTCTCAAGCCTTCAAGAGTTTTTGCAGCGTCGTCGTTGATTGTGATGTTGAGTTGTGCGTCTTGTTCAATTCGCGCGAGCTCAGCAGTAAACGCAACACGCGCTTTCTCGGCCTCGATCCTGAACGTCTCTTCGTTGAAAAATCCGCCAGCAAGTTTCTGCTTCACGTCATCAATGCTTTGTTGATATCGCAGCGCAGCATCAAACCCAGCTTGGCCGAACTGTGCGGATTCGTCGATAGCCTTGCTGACGCTGTTTGTAACGTCGTCAATAATTTTGCCGACTTCCTTGTTCTCCGCTTTCAACCGGGCAAGCGCGTCGCCTGTGTCAAGCTCATATGTCAGCACAACAGGCTCGGAAACCTTTGCCGTGATCCCGAGCCAATCCTCGGCAAACTTCAGCACTCGCTCGATTAGCTCACCAATCGTCGATGCAACCCCGCGCACAAGTTCCCATGCAGAGCCAAACGTATCCCCGATTGTTTTCGCTACGGCCGCAACGACATCACCGATGCCGGTAAATTCAAGGAACGCCGAAATGTTTTCTCCAATCAAAGCAACGAACACCTCGGTGAACGTCTGGATATACGCCTGCACCTGCTCAAACGCTGCCTGCACGATGCGTCCTGCGCGTTCAGCAGCGTTAGACAGAAACTGAAATGCAGGCGACAGCTGGTCGGAGATCAGAGACGACACGGAGGCAAACGCCGACTGCACGGCACTTGCTGGAGAGAGCACCTGGGACAGCGACTCTCCAGCCGTTGTGAATACCGACTGCAACCCAGACATCAACGCGCGCAGTGGACTTAGGCCGGTTTCAATGAGCGTGATGATGCCATCTAGCAAGAACGAAAAACCATCTGACAGGACTCCCAGGTTCGCGGCCACTGCTTGCAGGGGCACGCCAACGATTGATCCTGCGAGGCTGAGGAACTCGCCGACGACGTTTCCGATGACGCCAATCAAATCAGCAAAAAACGTGATGGCGCTGCCAACAGCAGTGACCACAGGCTCAAGAGCCTTTGCAAAAGGAGTCAGCACGCTGCCAATTCCAGACGCAATCGACGAGATTCCGTTGACCAGCGATGCGTAGCCCTCTTGCAATTTGGCGAACGCGCCGATGAACGGAATCACGAACGCGTCGGATACAGTTTGCGCGGCGGCTGCTAGTCCTGATTGTGCCGTCTCTACCTGCGCGATAGCGGCAGCCAGCGCGACGACGTTGTTTGCCGTGCGCTCTCCGAATTGAGCATTCAACTGCTCCGCTGTCGTGACGCCTTCGCGAAGCTGCTCAGCTAGATCAAACGCTCGATCCTTTGCGGCAACAAACGCTCGCACGCCCGTGTAGACGGCCGCTGCTAACTGGCCGAAGCCAGGTATTGAAAACCCGAGCAGGCGAGTGAACGTGGCTGTGATTGCTGCCCCTGCGGCATTCGTAGTCGCAAGCGGCACGCCCACTCTCGCAAGTGCGTTCGGAAGTTGTGTGCCGAGCGTTGCAATCGCTGGTGCAATCGCCTTATCGAGCCCTAGCAGCGCGCCCACCTTGAATCCAGCAAACACAAGGCTCGCTTTAGTCGCTGCGTCCGCAACTCCCGATATGTCCACTCCCAGTTGTGCGGCGGCAACCTCGGCAACCTTGATGACGGTCAGGAACTTACCGAGGTTCAAGACAAGTCCCAAGATGCCCTGCGGCACGTTATAGCTCGACGTGACCGCTTGGAAGACTTTGAACGCTGCGGTCGCCTTGGCAATGTCGAATCCGAATTGGATGACGGAGGAGCCTGCCTCTGAAATTGCCTTGATTGCGTTTCCGATTCCAGACGCAGCACCAGAGACGGAGTTGAACACGTCCCCTACGCTGCCGAATATCTGCGCGACCTTGCCTGCACGCTCTTGAACTGTCGTCAGCGTCGTGTCGAGGCTGCTGTATTGCTTCTGCAACGCTTCAACGGCGGCAGCATAGGTTTCCGCAGAAATCCGGCCAGCGGACACCTGCTCATCTAGCTCTGCGAGTTTTCGACGAAACTCTTCTGCTGGCGTGATGACGGACTGTGTGATTTCGGCGGCACGAGCAAACGCTTCCGCCTCGGCATTGACGGCTACGCCTAGCTGCTGGAACTGATCTGCAAACTCCGCCGCCGATAGTTGATTTTTCTGGAGTTGAGTAGACAGTTGCGCAAATGACTCAGAAGCTTTTTGCTGAGCTTCCGCAGCGGCCGCGCTTGTGTCGGCAAACCTGTCAAACGACGACGTAGCCTTCTCGGCCTCTGACGACAACGCCTGCAACGCCTTCTCCACGGGCGTGAGCTTCAGTTGCGTCGAGTCCGCTGAGATCTTCAGCGCGAGTCCGAGGATGTTCGCCATGATTAGTCGATGATCCCCATCTCACGCCGTAGCCGGAGAATCGCCTCGCGGTCCTGCGACTCGTGCTGCGGTGGCCGTGCCTTCGGTATGAAATCCTCTGCCGTCGGCGGCTTGCCTCGTTTCGGGTCCGTGTACGGTGCCATCGCGATCGAAGCGAGCAGTCCTGTCTGGAGCCACGGGTCGGACAGCGGAACGAAATACCTCGTGTAAGCCATCCACTCCGACAACTCCCGCGAATCCATCCGCTCGCACAGTTCGCGAACGGTCATTCGCAGATGCCCCGCCAGCGCGAAGAGGAACCGACGCGATGGCGAGGCGTTTAGTTTTTTGCCAACTGCTCGACATCGGCCTCCGTCATGTTGTTGTGCTTGAGGGCCGAGTCGAACAGGCGACCGACGACCGCGCCGCTGCGGCTTGCCAGCGCGACGACCTGGGCGCGGGTGAACAGGAGTTCGCCCTTCTCGTTGCATAGGCAGCGGGCGAGGTACTCGGAGCGGAAGTTCTCGATGCCGGAGTCTTTCTTGCCGATCCACAACCGCTCATAGGAATCGCGCTCTCCGACGCTCATTACGCGGATGTACACGTCGCCGCCCCACTCAGGCACGGTGATCGGTCCCATGAGCCCGGCGTCGTTGCTCGCGAGAATCTGCTCTGCCGTCAGTGTCGCCATGTGTCACTCACCTCATGATGGATACGCCACGGTCACTCCGCGCGTGTCCATCACTTTGAAGTCGTGGTCAAATTTCCAGACGCCGTTCAATTCGCCGGTCACGTTCGACCCGAGGTAGACGCAGTCAGCCGAGAAGACCGTGAACGTCGCCGTCGTCGTCACGCCGGTATCGCTCTGCGCCTCGATCGTCAGGAGGCGTCGCTGCCCGTACTCGCTCTCGGGAAGTGCGTCACGCGAATACGCACCTAGCGTGATCGTCCCGAGATCGAGAGACCACTTCGCAGTGCGTGCGACGGGCTGCTCACGCTTGAGATCAAGCGTGGCCTCGTACACCTCAAGAACGGCCGTGCCGCTGACGGCTGTCGAGGCGGTAGATCCACCCCAACGAACCGTCACTCCCGAGACTCGCGTAGCCATGACGGACCTCCGTCACGGTCAGCGAGCCACGGTGATCGTCGCCTGACCACGGATCGCGTCGTTCGTCGCGAGCGTCAGCGTGCTCGACGACACGGTGGCGGCCTTGCCGTTGATCAGCGTCGTGCCGCCGGTCGTGATCGTGATCGTGCCCGTCGAAGCGTCGAGGATGATGGTCTTGCCGAGGTAGTCGAACGTCACCGAGCGACCCGTGCCGCCATCGTCGGCCGGAATCACGAGCGGACGGCTCAGCGTCGCGAGCGTCTCGCCGGTCGTCTGGCCGAGGTGCCCAACGTCCACGGTCGCCTCGGCGGCAGCGCCGGGGTTCGTGTTGCTGATGACGATGTTGGTCACCGTGTAGACGGTGCCGAACAGGTTGAGGACCGTTCCAACACCGTCATGAGGCGTCGAGGGATCGGGCATCGTCAAGTCTCCTGCCAGAGGATCGTGTACGTCTGCGTGACCGAAAACACCGGAGGCAGGTCGCCACCTGCCAACTGTACGAACCCGTCCTGCTCGTTCTGGAGCGCGACGTGTCGCACCGATACTGATGATGACACGGCGTTCCCCCACCCATCCAGTTTCGACCGGCAGGCGTCGGCCAGTTCTCGGACCTCCTGGTATGTCTCGGCGTAGAGCTCCAGGGCGAGCGTCACGACGGGCAGACCGCCACGGGTGTTGCCGAGGGTTGTCTCGCGGGTGACCGCCTGACGCCGCCAAGTCGCGAGCGGGAGGGCCGCCGTAGCCGGGGCGAGGACCGGGTAGATCCGGGTGCCGAGGATCGCGGCCACCGTCGGGTCGGCGAGCAGGGCGTCGGCGACGGTCTTTTCGGGTGACTTGAATGCCATCACAGGTTCCCCGTGGCCGAGCGGGTCAGCGTGCTCAGGGCACGCTCCAGCGAAATCCGCAACTCACGCTGGAGGATCTCGGCGACCGTGGTCGAGGTCTGATCCCACGTCGTTTTCAGCGGCGGCTGGCCGAGGATGCCGCCAGCCCGCAGGCCCTTGATCGTGATCGGCTGCGACGACCGCTTGAAGAACGCTTGTGGATACCCAGGCTGCGTCTCGACCCGCTGCCCTTCCTCGCCTCGCGGCGGTCTCGGTGTCGGCTTGAGCTTGAACGGCCCCAACTTGTTGAACGAAGAGGCGTAGTACGCGTTCTGGCCGCTCACTTGATGAGCCCGCACCGTCGTGACGCTGCCGCTTCGGTTGCGTCGCGTGTGCGACTTGCGGGCGTATGGCGTGTTCGACAGCTTGTCGATGACGGTGTCTTTCGTGCCGTTCTCCAGCCACCATTGATGAAACGCACGATCCGGTCCTTTGCGGACTCGACCGCCTTGTGCTGACTCGCTCGCACCCTTGCCAGCCCGCCGGTAGCCGAGCAGTCCGACGGCGTTGCCGTCCCGCGAGTACGTCACGATTTTGACCGATGCCGCCCGCTTGAGGTTGCCGGTCGGACCTTCGGGCGTGTTTTGCTTCAGCCGCTCCAGAGCCGGGGCGAGCGCCTTCTTCAAAGCGTCCTGCAAAATCTTCGCCTTGTCCGCTGGCGTGAAGATGCGACCTATCGCCGTCTGCAACTCTCGCAGTTCGGCGATCTCAGCCGTGATCGTGATCCCTGCGGTCGCCATCAGTCGATCGCCTCCACGCAAAGAAGCTCGTGCTCGGTGCGGTTGTTGTGTTCGAGGAGCGACGTGATTTCGAGGATGCGGCCACGCCACGAAAGACGCATCAGTTGCGTCAGCCCCGTCACGTATCGCATCCGCACGCGGTGCGTGACCTCGGTCTGCTGCTGACCGGACTGGAGCACCTCGCGACCGGATAGCCCGTCCACGCTGGCCCACACTTCGGCGAATGCGCCCCACGTTTGCACGGTCTCGCCGATGCGATTCCGCGTGGCAGTCGCCTGCTGGATCGTGACTCGCTCGCGGAGCCGACCCGGATCAATCGCCATACATCACCAGTGTGTAGGACGACGTGCCAGCGGTTGCATCCACGCTCACTTGAAGCGAGGTCTCCGTCGAACCGACATCGGAGACGGCACCCTGTTCGGCACGCGACATCACGAGCGGCTTGCCCGTGGCACCCCCGACGCACTTCACAAGCGTCGCGCCGGTCGCCGAGAACACGATCCGAGAGACAGACGAGAACGACACGGCAGAGCCCGACGCCGCCGTGTACCCAGGCGAGGCGAGCGTGATCGTCACGGCAGACGTGCCGCACGTGCCAGAGACGACGGCGACCTTACCCGACGTGTACTCGCTCGAGGTTTGGAGCGACACGACCTTCGTCGAGGCTACACCGGTAGCCGACGCCGTGTCGGTGAACTGCGAATCGACGATGATGTGTCCGTTCACGTGTAGCTCCCCCACTTCACGCTGTCGAGCAGCGCCTTCACGCCGAACGGCATCTCGGAGAGCGACACAGAGTCGGCCGCCATGCGTCGCTCATACCACTGACCGACGAGCATGAGGATCGCCGCCTTGACCCTCGGCGAAACCTTGCTGCCGTCGTCGCCACGGCCGCCCCACCACGTGACCGTGACGCTGCCGTAGTCGAGAAGGTGGCTCGGCCACGACCCGGCGTAGAGCGTTCGCAGCGTGCCAGGCTTCGCGTCCCGATCGACGCGGTACTCGGTCGTCGAGAGCGTCGCCGTGTTGCCCGCCTCGCTCGCGGTGTAGACGATCGAGACCGCCGTGCGTCCGGTGGTCTGCGACATCGGCGGGCGGGGCAACTCGATCACTGCCGGGAACGCATCGAGCCGCATGACGTACTGCGTATCCACCAGCGTCTCGTCCATGTACGTCTCGCAGTACTCGCGAGCCGCCGAGATGAGCGCAGCGATGTAGGCGTCGTCAGTGTTGTGATCGACGCGGATGTGAGCCTTGGCGTCGGCGACGCTCACCGGTTCGACAACCGGCTGCGTCTGCCCCTTGAGGGCGGGGAATTCCTTTCCCCCATTTCTTGCGCCGGCC